AACGAGGGTCCCAAAGTGCAGGATTTCGCTTTCCTTTGACTTTTTCTATGATGTCGAGCATCTCGTCTGTAATTTCAATCATTTTTTCTTAGATTTGGTGGATTTTTTGGTAGATTTCTTCTTTTTGTTCTTGCGAACAGCAGAAACGTAACCCATACATCTACTCATAGCTGCTGATTTAGCCATTGGTTACCTTTTCTTAGGTGTCTTTTTAAGTATATCAGCATCTGCTTTTCTTGCCCCTCCCCTTCCACTAATGAAACTATTGACTCTGCCCATTGCCCATGCTGGCATTGGTACGTTGCGAGATCCAGAGGATAAATAGGCTCCCTGTCCTCTGCGATATACTTCAGCAAGCTGTCCGTAAGTAAATTTAGTACCTTCGGCCTTTTTTCTTAGTGCTGCTTTTGTTTTTTCGCTTAGTGGCTTTCTTTTTGGTTTCATCTTGGGCAGATCGTGACTTGTTGATGGCTTTTATATCAATAT